GACGTCCCTGTTGGACGTCATCCTCAAGTTGAACTATGTTCTTCATTCCATGCGTATGCCATACACAATAAGTCGCCAACTCAAACGGGTGACGTGGGGTAGTGGACTCATCAAAATGATGAAGAACCATACCTGCGCGTCGCCGTCGCACCCTGATGGTCAGGATTGTGAAATCTTAGCCTTAGCACCCTATATGGATGCGGACTTCGAGATCATGACCCCTAATTCTCAAGGTGACCACAAAGCGTGGAAGGACTTTGAGCACTATAAACGTGCGATAGGTCCGGATCCGTCTTGTGGCGGAATTTTAGTCTCTTTCCATAACGTCGATGCTTCGCATCGATATTGGATTGAGATTAAGAATCCCATGTTTGGGCAGGACGACTGGGTCTCTAATGGACCTACTGTGTTCGGAGCACCGTTGAAGTGGGATTCAAACCCCGCTCTAACGGCGCTGTACGCACCAATAGCTAGTGGGAGTTTCATAACTCCCCCAGCAAACCTCGAAACGTTGAAGCAGATGTCCTTGCGGACAATGCTCCCGCGAATCAAGTCGGAGTTGTCGTTGATCAATTCATTAATTGAATTGAAAGACTTCAAAACCGTTGGACGTACAGTATCTAATCTACGAAAGACCGTTGCTACTCTCGGAAAGAGAGTGCGTCGCGGTCAGACGTTGAAACAGGTACTCCGGTCATCGGCTGATAGTTATCTGCAAGCGCAGTTTAACTTTCTGCCTTTGATATCTGACATAAACGGCTTTATAGCCGCTGTGTATCGTGCCGAACGTCGTATGAACGACCTCGTAACACGATCGGGAAGGCCACGTGATATGCATTTTGCATACAAGTGGCAGGAACTGCCCGCTTCTACTTATGCAAGTGGATCTGGTACTTACCGGTACAAGGTGCGTAATTCTACGCCTACTTGGCCTGGTGATCACCAAATATCCACCTCTACATTCCTAGAGCGGTTCAGCTATTCTGAACCTTCCTCGTTCCACGCTCAAATTCAGTATAATTATAATTATACTGAGTACCAGCTCGTGCATGCACGAATGAATGCATTCCTTGATAGTCTTGGGATTAATTATAATCCTGCGATTATCTGGAATGCTATTCCCTGGTCCTTTGTTGTTGATTGGGTCTTTGGCGTGAGCCAATGGCTGAATCAATTCAAGGTTGGGATGATGGATCCGAAGATCAACATACGCAGATACTTATGGAGTATCAAACGTTCACGGAGGATAATAGTACAACATTCTGATGTTAACTATATAACCCCCGGGACGCATAGAAATCCATACGTACCATACCCGACAGTGACCGAAGAGGCTTATCGCCGCTCCGTAGCACTGCCGACAGCAAGCTCGATAGTATCGGGCGGGCTGAACTTCAAAGAGTTCAGTCTTGGCGCTGCGCTCGTGATATCACGGCGTAGGCGTCGCAAAACGTAAACTAAAAGAAGCATGCTAAGCAATACGCTTAATACGAACGAAGTGAAGGACGCGGCAGCCGTAGAGATTGAATTCTCTCGGTTGTCCACGTCGTCCCGTGAGACGGAATTCAGCAAGATAGCTGAAACTCCGGCTCAGCCGTACCGACTCAAGATTAAACACCTTGAGTCCGGTACCGGTATGTCGCAGCGACGAAGATCCCTCATCAGATTTGACAAAACTGTCATTTCTGGTGTGGACTCCGTCACTCCGATTACCGTTTCGGCATATATGGTACTTGATGCACCGATTGGTGCAATGAGTGCCATTACCGAAGCTACTAATGTCGTCGCTAACCTCCTGTCGTTCTGCGCCACAACTGGCGCAGCTACAACAGTGTTATTCGATGGCACTGGTAACGGGGCGAAGTCGTTACTCGAAGGTGGACTTTAGTCCATTTTCGGAATAATAACTTCCAGCGTAGTAGGGACTTCCGTCTCTGCTACGTTCCGTCGTACTTATTGCTCTAATACCCAAGTCCTTAATGGTGCCATGTCTTCAGGTTCCAGCGTGCTAATCGACCAATTGTTGTTTACTTTACGTAAACATAGATTGACGACTGACAAGCTGCCTGCGGCGTGTGCATCATCGGGAGATAGGTTTAGAGTAGTCGGAGTAATCGAATCTATCTTCAGATGTATTGTGAGAGCTTTAACGGCTCTTACTTTATGCCTGATTGATACTTCGAATTCTTGACTTGCATTGTTTGACATATATATGTTGAGTGATGTATTTGAGTACTATGGTTCGATCCCGGATCGTAGGGCGTATGCATGCTCTAGGAAGGATACCTTATGGTACCTAATAAGAGCCTAGATGATAGTAAAATCATCGCTGCATTGCTCTACGACATTCATTTGTCGCATGGGGCAGTGTTCAACTACCGCAGTTACAAGTTGACCTCTCAAAAGGTCAGCAAGCGACTGCGTTCAGAAGGAATTGGTTTTCTAACGAAAACCTTGCCTCGTCTGTGCAAGGCATTTGATAAATGCCTTGCTGGTGGTCCTAGACTTAACGCTATTGAGCTTGGCTTTGACGCCGAACCCAACAGTCAACTTCCCAGATTTCTGGGTGAGTTGTTTAGTCAGGTCCTCCAATCAGATGGAAGCATCCTTCCGAATCCGTGTGCAAAGTGCGTCGGACATATCAGGCAGGTATTACTTATGTATTATAAGTATGAACTGCCTTTTAACCATGCGCAAGAACTCAAAGTCCTCTCCGCCTTCAAAAAGACGGAGAAAGACCTCGAACAAGCGAAAGGTTCACTGGATAAGTATCCTAGCACCTTTAGTGAAGACTGCGACCCCAGTCGTCGTAGACGTCGTAGAAACGGCGTTAAGACGATTGAGGAAGTAGCCCGTGAAGCTAAATACATCTTAAGTGATGTGTTCAGCCTGTTTGACCCAGCCGACATCTTTCCAAGGAACGGTCCTGGAGCTGTCTCTACTAAAGAGAAGCTTTGGGAAAAGTTCCAATGGAAGAATGTCTCTGAGTTGATTACAAACAAGTATCCTCTAGATGAGTATTTTTACGCATCTTTAGGACATGTTTGTGATGATTATCTGAATAATCAGATAACGACTGAGACCCGAAGTGCCAAAGTTATTCTGGTACCTAAGGACTCACGCGGCCCAAGGCTCATATCATGCGAACCCGTTGATTTTCAATGGATTCAGCAAGGTTTGAGCAGGGCTATTGTTCGGATGGTGGAGCAGCATCCACTTACTAAGTGGAATGTTCGTTTCACTAGCCAGCGCGAAAACCAGATAGCTGCCCTCTACGGGAGCTATACTGGCAAATACGCAACCCTTGACCTCAACGAGGCCTCGGATCGCGTAAGCGTTGACTTGGTTCGCCTGTTGTTTCCACCTCACATATGTGAGTACTTGGAGGCCTGCAGGACGCTGGAAACGGAGTTACCAGATGGTGAGAAACTAAGGCTACATAAGTTCGCTCCAATGGGGTCAGCATTATGCTTTCCCGTATTGGCGCTTACTGTATGGGCCCTTCTCACTGCTGGTTCTCCCGACGCCGATACTCGCGAGAGTATCGAAGTGTATGGTGATGACGTGATTGTCCCAACCGCTTTCGCGGCGAATGCAATCGAACTGCTCGAATCATTTGGGTTGAAAATCAACCGTGATAAGAGCTGCACCGGTGGACTCTTTAGAGAGTCGTGTGGCATGGACGCCTTCAATGGCGTCGAAGTCACTCCTGTTCGTTTACGAACAGTCTGGTCGTCAGAACCTTCGCCTGGTCCCTACGTTAGCTGGATAGCTTATGCTAACCAGTTTTACGCTAGGGGCTACTTCACAGTCTACGATTCAATCGTAGAATTGCTTCGGAACCTTTATGGTCCGATTCCGGGTAAGGACATGAATCTTTCATGCCCAAGCCTTGTGGATGTAGCATTGACTGATAGGCCGAAACGCCGACGTCGGAACTACTTCTTGCAAAAGATGCAGTTCTTAGTTTGGGACGTTTCGACTCCTAAGCTCATTAAAGTGATGGATGGTTGGTCTATGCTCCTTCGGTATTTCTCCGAAGTTGCAAACGACCGAAACCAGAACATCCGCTTAGATGAAGCAGTAGCCTTTTCGGGGGACATATGTCCCACGGAACAGGCATTCAGTACCAGCACGTACACGAGTCGACGAACTAGCATGCTAGTTCGTAGATGGCG